GCGCACGACGAGATCATCACGATGGCCGACGAGAACAACGTCGCGCTGGCTCGCGACGTGCTCGAGGAAGAGATGCTGCGCGATCCCGGCTGGTACGACGGGCTGCCGCTCGGGGTCGACATCGACGTCAACGAATGGTACACGAAAGCAGAACTAACTGCCTGAGGAGGCTTGAACATGAAGAACAGCATCCACACACCGCGCGCGGAGGTGACGACAGCGACAGGTCAGGTCGACCTGCTCGCACCGAAGTCCGAGCACATCGACGTCTCCGAGATGGCGGCGAGCCTCGCCCGCAAGGGGCGCTACACCGATCTGTCGAACCGCCGGGTCACGGTCGCCCAGCACCTGATGCTGACGGAATACCTCGCGTTCAAGGACGGGGTGACCGCCCCCGCAGCGCGGCTGCATGTGCTCCTGCACGACGCACACGAAGCATACATGGGCGACATCTCCCGCCCCCTGAAGCTGCTTCTCGACGCCGCGAGCGACGGGATGATCTCGCGCATCGAGCGCGGGCTGGATGAGGCGATCTTCGGGCGCTTCGGGGTGCCGCGCAACGCGATCGACCACGGCGCGCTCAAGGTCTACGACAACCTGTCGCTGGCCTACGAGGTGGCGTGGTGCTTCCCGAATGCTGCGGCGACGTGGGCGGGTCTGCCGGAGATCGACATCGAGACCCACGAAGATTTCATCGGCCCTCTTCTGGCCTGTGGCGAGAGCGCCATTTTCCACCTGTACGTGGGGCACCTGTCGAAACTGCAGGATGAGCTCTTTGGGCAGACCCACCGTGTCGCCGAGGCGACTGTCAACTGAGGAGAACCACATGGCCACCGACATCAAGCAAGAGATACTGGACGAGGCCGGGAGCATCGTCAACGGCGCCCGCCGCGCGGCGTATGGCAAGCCGGAGGACAACTTCGCTCGCATCGCTCGCTACTGGCAGGTGTACTTCGAGAACACTGGGCGAGGGGAGATCGGCATCACCGCCGCCGACGTGTCCCCGATGATGCGACTGATGAAGGAGGCGAGGCTCAACGAGAGCCCGGACCACCGCGACAGCTTCGTCGATATCATCGGGTATGCGCTCACCGGCGCGGAGATCAACCTCGACGACTGACGTGGTCAGGGCCTGACGGTGTAGCGCTCGATCTCTCCACGCTCCTTGTGGTAGATCACCGCCTGCGCAAGAGCATGACTGCCCCACGCGGCGCCGTAGGCGTCAGGGGCAGTCAAACACGAAGCCTGCTCCCATGTCGCGCCCAGCATTTGCTTCATCTCGCGGTGGTGCTTGTGCGCCGTCCACACGACGCGGTGCTTGGTCGAGCCCCAGACCTCGGGGTGATCCGCCGCCATCTTCATCACCAGCTGATCCGGCTTCACGCGGTCGCCGTGGTGGCCGAAGAGCATGACCTCGCCCCATGTGTACAGCCAGTACGGCGAGGGGTCTTCCTCGACGATGACGTTCGGCTGCTCTGCGTACCGCCACTTGGCGGCCAGCAGGAGCGCGAGGTAGCTGTCCTCGTCGTGGTTCCCGCGCTTGATCACGAGGCGCACGACGCCGTGCTTCTGGGCCGCGAGATCAGCCGTCGTGATGATGGCGCTGGCGGTCATGTCGATGACCTTGAAGTGCCGCCCGTCCTTGTCGAGGACGTGCTTGCTCGCCGGGGTGAAGGGGTCTTCGCCGTTGGTGTGCAGCGTGTCGCCGTTGTAGAACAGGACGACCTCGTCGCAGACAGGCATCCGGGCGACGAGCGTGCCCACCCAGTCCTGCAGTCGCGTCACCGCGAGGGCGATGTCCCAGTCGACGTAGCCGGTCTCTGGCGCCCACGCGTAGGCTCCGGCGTGCAGATCGTTGAGGGGGATGAAGCCGAGCTTGCCTACGTCCGCGCGCTCGCTGGTCGTCTTCAGCTTCACCGCCGGGATCGACCGCATCAGGTCCGCCATCGTGGCCGCCTTGTCCGCCGCCTCTGCCTCGCGTTGTGGGCTGACGTACCAGCTGTAGAGCAGGCCGTTGTCATCTGGCTTCGTGCTCTTCACCCACCCCCCGTTGGGGAGCGTCTCGAGCCCAACGGCGGCCATACCCCGGGCGATGGCGGGGTCGGCCCCCTGCGCCTCGAGGCGACGTTTCACGGACTTTCTGACCGTGCTCTCGTCGACGCCAAACTCCTTGGCGATGGCAGTGTAATTGTGAAGGCGTTCCCACGCCTCGAAGTACTCGTCTCCGCGACGCGTAAAGCGTGTCTGTTCTGGCATGTTACCTCGCCTCTGTGATCAGGATTTCTTGCCGTAGCTCGAGCGGCTGATGCGGCGGCTCATACCGCGCACTCCCGATCCCACGCTAGGTTCACCCGGTACTGCCACGCGAGGTTGCGGGTGAACCCGCCGGCTTCCCGCGCGTCGATTTCGGCCTGAGTGAACCACGCGCGCTCCGGCACCACGTCGCAGAAGAACGCATCCTCGACGATGGGCGGTGCCACCGGCTCAGGGGCGCAGCCAGTGATCAGGAATAGTGAAGTCAGGAGCATCGACAGCCTTTGCATCGTCCCGCGCCTCCATGATGTTCTTGATACGGGCGCTGCAGTTTGCCCGCTCTGCCCGCGCTGTGTCCCGCTCCGACAGGGCGGTAGACAGGTCCGCGCTTAACCGCTCCGCAATCCGCGTCTGCGCCCACGCCATGCCGCCCGCCCCGGCTGCAACGGCCACCAGCGCGGCCATGATGACGCCGTTGATCCAGTTCAGGCCGAGTGCCTTTGCGAGCCAGCCGATCATCGTTCCGCCCCGCTCAGGCACAGCCCACGTTCATCGGCGCGGCGGTTCACCAGCCCCTGCCAGACGCGGCCACCAGCCCGGTTCCAGCGCGGCAACTCGTTGCAGGCTCCGACCAGATCGCCCGCGCGCAGCTTGCGAATGAGGGTTGATCCGCAGGCCGCACCAACGCCGACATTGTAGGTCCATGACGTGATTGCCGCCTGCACCTCGACGGGCGCTTGGGCCAGCTCCGGCGCGCAGGCCACGACAGGCAGATAGTAATCCTCGACCAGCCTGCGCTCGAGCAGCGCCTTGCACTCGTCCGGGGTGTAGGTGTCACCCGGCTTCACGCCTTCGGTCTCGCCGTAGCAGACCGTCCAGACGCCGACAACATCCTGATAGGCTTCGACCCTCAGACCCTCCCATGTTTCGGTGAGCGGCACCGCAAGCGCCATGACCGCCGCGACGATGGTGGCGGCGGTTTTCTTCTTTGTCGGCCTCAGCCAGTTCAGGATGCGTCCCATGGGTCTACCTCCGCAGTGGGTGTGCGTTTCTGCGCAATGAGACGCGCGCCCCACGCCATTGCGTCGGCGGCAGGGGCGGCGAAAACGAGCCAGATGGGCGGCTTTTCAGGCATCAGTAGCGACAGCGCCCCGGCGATGGTCCCGAGGATGATCGCCAGTTCGATGAACCGCAGCGACCATGCGCGACGGATGATCCATTTCCAGTCGGGCAGGAGTTTCATTTGCCGCTCCCTTCTTCTAGTCGCTCAAGCCTCGCGTCGATCCGCGTGACCAGCGTCAGGATCGAGGACAGCCGCTCGTCCACGCGCGCGAAGTTCTGTTCGAGTGCGCGCACCCGCAATTCCTGTGCCGCGATAGCTTGCCGGTTTGCCAGCATTGCCTCGGTGTTTACCTTGCTGCGCGCATCGAGCGTAGCATAGACAACTGCTAAACTCACGAGTAGCACCCCGATCTGCACAGCATTGCCGAAGCTAAACTGCCGGGTGAAAATTGGTTTCAAATCTTCGGTCATGCCATCACCGGCCAGATGGTCACGTCTTTGCTCGACCCCGGAGCTACGGCAAAAGTCACCGTGTAGGCAAAGCCGTCGTAGCTGATCGTGTAGTCCTCTGACGCACCCTCCCGAACCAGCGCGCCATCGTTAAACACTTGATAGGGTTTCATCCCTTTCGGCAGGGTGAAGTCCGTTTCCGACGCATCGCCCGCGTAGGTCTGCGGGGCCAGCAAGGATAGGCCACGTGGGGTGGGTTCTGGAATGTCGCCCAGCCTCTGCGCGGGCTTGGTCACGTCCACCGAGGACGATCCGGCCAGCGCCACCATGCCGTTGAACGCGGCGACCGGGCCGGTGAGGGTATCCGCCGTTGCACTCAGGCGTTGCAAGCCCTGCCACTCGGAGTGGTAGTCGGCCTGCGTGACGTGTAGACTGTCGGTGATCGGGTCAGCCGCAACCCCAAGAACCGCAGCGGATGAGCCGGGGAGTACGCAGGGCTTGCCTTGGATCAGCGGGAGTTCGTCGCGGTATGACTTGGCGATCTGATCAAGAGAGCGGGCACCGCCTTCGACTTTGAACGAGCCTTGACCGCGACCAAAACCGACCACGGCACCGGTTTGCCAGTAACCCATCACGGTGACTGTCGCCCCCGCATCGTCTATGTCAGTGGTGAACACGGCGCTGTCTACGACCTCGCCGTCGAGTTCGAGATACAAGACACCACTTGCCCGATAGAGTGCTAGTCTGTGCACCCCCGATGTCGGGGCGTCACACGAGACTTTTGCTGACCCGTTCCAACGGCCCGATATTACATTTGTGCTTGAGTGAACCAGCAACAACCCGGCGGTTAGTTGGTCTGAGCTTGTTCTGTGGAAATATCCCTCCCACGCCCCCGCTTGGCCGGTGAAAACCAATTCATAGCGAAAGTCGCCAGTGCCGAAATCGAGAGCAGCGTCATACGGCAAGGTGTAGAACCCGCTCCCGGCAACGCCGCTGTGCAAGGCAAGGCCATCTGCGTCGTCAATCGAGGTCATTGTCACGGTGCCATTGACGATCATCCCCTTGCCGTTGACCGAGCGGTCGGGGGTGGCGCGTTTGACGGAGATGTTGTCAAAATTCACATCACCAACCGCTGCGGTGGTTGCGAGTTTTAGCCTCAATTCGGCATTTATTGCGGTGAAGAAGAAGGTGTGGACACCCACGCCCAGACCGAGTTGGTTGTGGTATGCCTGCCTGTCCGATGGTGTGCCGAGATAAAGACGCCCCGTGCTGGTTGCGGCAGCCGTGACCTCGACCTGAACCATATAGGTCTGGCCAACAGTGACGGCGACCGGAACCCATGAACCCTCGTATGACGTCGTGACAATGTTAATCGTTCCCGCATCCAATGAGGCGGTCGCGCCCGGCCAATCCTCCCAAACAACCTTCATGGCAGTCGTGTCGGCATAGGTCGAAAAATCGTCATTGAACGGGGTAGACGCCACCAAATCCGTATCGTCGCTGTCGCAGAGATACGCGCCCTTCACAGCACCGGGCATCCAGCCGGTGTTGTAGGCGCGGGCGATGAAAGCGGCCATACCGCTGGTTTTCGCGCCTTGGTTCTCGTGCAGGACCGTCAGTCCGTCCGCATGGGCCAGCACGTTTCCAACGCCAGCGGCGACGTTGCCGGGCAGGGTGTAGGGCGCTGCATCGGTGTCGTAGTGGGTGCCACCGCTGTTGAACCCGTCCGCTGCGTAGGTGTCGGCGCAATAGACCTGATCCGACCCCTCATCGACGTAGAACAGCCGGTCGTTGTCGCCAAACCAGACCGATGAAATCCCGACCGTCTGGGTGCTGTCCGCGACCGTGCCACCATTGTTGATGACAGACGTGCCACCGTCAGTGCCCACCGCAATCGTTGGCACCGGCAGGCCCGTTGCGGGATTGATAGGCGCGTCGTCGAGGACCGTGATGGCGGCTGCGTTGACAGCGTTGTTCACAATTGCCGGGCTGGTGCTAGTTGAATACGTGACCTCTACGTCAATGCTGTCAGCCGGGAAGTCGAGAACGCAGACACCAACCCCGAGACCGACGATGATCTTGCCGTCCCGGTAAGCCACGCTGGAAATCGTGTAGCCGGTGAAGTCGAAGGTTTTCCACGCCGCCGACAGATCGGTGTTGTCATAGACGTGCAACTCTGACGCTTCCGCCACGATAAAGCCGAAGCCCGGAAAGCGCCCGAGCGACTGGTGCCACGCCGTGCCAGAAGTGCGTAGAGGCCAACCGGCATCACTGTCTTGCGAGGCGTCGTAGATAGCGAAGTCCACCGCCGTAACGCCGAGGGTGGCGTTGATCGCGGAGAGGGTGGCGGTTTTGGCGCGTTCGGCGGCGCTGGACCCTTGCCCTGTGTGGATATGGTTGCAGCGGTTCATAGCGACACCTCCTGACGCTCATAGGCTGTGACCATTCCGGTTATTCCGGCTCGATAGTGGATCGTCTTGCCAGCGGGATATGGCCCGATCGACTGCCCCGACGTGCGGCCGATCCCGGCGTCGGGTGCCGGGGAGGCGTCGGTGGAGACGATCAGCAAGCCTTCGTGGCAATACCAAATCTCGTCTTTTGTCAGCGTGACGTTTTGCCAGCTGTCGGTTGCGTCGGTGTATCGTGCCATTTGGGTTATCCCCCTAGTTCAGTTTTTGCGTGCTACGCATCGCGCAGCCCGAGCATGATGATTGTGCCACTAGAAATCTTGTTCGTCGTGCTGTTGTCTCCCGCCGTGAATCGAATGGCATCTACCGCGCCATCTGCCATTCTGGCAGCGGCACCGTGCTCGCCACGCAGCTTCCCGGACGTGGTGAGAAACGACACCTGATAGGTCATTTTGGTTTTCCCAGCGTTGTTTGCGCCGTAGATTTCAACAGCGCCGTTGACCCCATCCTCGCCCGTAGCCGTTCCGATGAAGTGTGCAATTCCCGCAAAGAAACTGTTGTCATTATCTGACGCAACGATCGTGCCGCCTGCCGCAAGAACCACGTTGGCATAGTCGTAGTCCCCTGCTGTCGCCGCGAATGTCGATCCGCCATCCGTCGATGTTTGAAGGCGTAGATAGTCACCGTCCGTGTTTGGCAGAACGTCGATCAGCACGAAGCGAACTCCGGCGTAAATGCTGGGGTTCGGCAACACGAAGTCCAATTCGTCGCTGCTGCTGGCGGTCTGGGTTTCCAGCACGTTCCAGCCCATCGCGAAGGTATCGAGCATTTCCTTGGTGCCCGCCACGTCAGGGAATTTATCCGTTGCCGTGCCGGCAGTGTTTTCCCCGCTGGTGGATTTCTCGACCGCGCCAACCGCCGTGGTAGTCGCTGCGGGCAGGCGGCCTGCGGGCACCGTGCCGCTGATAAGATTGTTGGCGTGGTCAGCCCCAAGCGTAGCCCGCGCCGTCGCCGCGTCGGCATCGTCCAGAAGCGTTTGCGCAAATGCGGTGATGTCCGTCACATCCGCCATAGGGTGTGTGTGCGGAGTGGTTCGCACATCCTGCCATGCAGCGCCATTCCATACCCGCATCTCGTCGACGGTCGTGTTGAAGTAGAGGTCGCCTTCCTGCAGCGCAGTGGCGTCACTCCGCGTCGCTGGGTCAGAGGCAGCTGCGCCTTGATAGACGTCGGCGAAGTTCGTCACATCGCCCGCTAGGGCGGCGACCGCCGACACGGCCGCGTCGATCGCAGCGACAGCCGAGACGTCGGCGTTGATCGTGGCGAGGGTCGTCAGGTCGCTGGCGATCGCGGCCAGCGTGTTGATGTTGGCAGTCAGGGTGTTGATGTCTGCAGTCTCGAACGCGTCCACTTTCACGGCGCGATCGACCAGCTCTTTCAGCGACCGAAGGTGCATGGTCACCCGGTCGAGCGCAACCTCCAAGAGCTCCAGCTTGATCGAGCCTTGGTTCGAGTAGTCGACCGGCTGCGCGTAGCCGCCGACGTACTGGATGATGAGCTTGGTGCCGGTGACGAGATCGGTTGCGGGATCGACGAGGGTGATACTGCCGCCTGCGTCGGCCCCGACGCCGGAGACGGTATAGTCCGTCGTGAGCTCCAGAACGGTCTCGGTCTGGTCCGCGTTCTGTCGCGTGACAAGAAGCTCCTCCGCGTCCTGTATCTGGAAGTCGTAGTCGAACGACGCCGTCACCCCGTTCCCGTTATACGGGCCGGATTTGACGATCGGATCGCCGCTGCCATCTACTGTCTCGACTGTCATGCCCTATCCTACCATCGGGCGCGGGTACGCCGCTACCTTCCCATGATCATCGCGAGGGGTGATGGCTCCTCGCCGGTCACCCCTGCACCGTCTATCAGCCGCCAGATCGCCGTGGAGGGATACCCCGGCGTCATGAGGCCCATCGCGTCGTTCAGGCTGCGCGCATCGGCAGCTGTCGCCTCGCCGATCGCGAGGTCGCTCGAGGAGCTCAGCATCCTCCCGATTGTCTCGGATATGCCGCCGTAGGCACCACCCCCGCCGTAGCCCTGCACGGCGCCGGAGACGTCGCGGATGAACGGGAACACGCTGGCGACCGACAGGGCGGTCTCCTTGGCGAGGAACTCCGCCCAGCCGTCATCGTCTTCGTCATCCATTCCGGGCAGCGCCATCTTGATGGCGTTATACATGATCGCTTCGATGGTGAAGAGGAGCACCAGATCGGTCGCGCCTTTCAGCACGGCGCCGATGCTGCTCGTGTTCGGATCGCGCACGCCTTGGGCGACGCGCCCGACAACCTCTTCCGCCACGTTATACTTGGCGAACATGTACGACCCCAGCGTCGTGAACAGGCGCAGGAACTCGTTCTGCCGGGCCGTGGCGCCAAGCGTGCCGCGCTCGATCGCAGAGCGGTCGGCGTAGAGGCCGGAGGCCTGCGCGCGGGCGACCATGCGGTCTGCATAGGTCGCGGCGTCAGCCTCGGTCATCCCCTCGTCGATGCCCTTCTGGTGAGCGCCGAGCCACGTCGGCACGTCGACCGCGTAATATTGCACCTTCTGCATCGCGAAGAAGCCTGCCTGCATCACGGCCTTCATGATGTCGCTCTTGACGCCGCCGATCGGGTCCAGCTGCACATCGCGCGAGATGTCGTAGGCGTCGCGCTGGAAGGTCTCCTCGCGCTCACGCATGAACGTCGACCGCTCCTTGATCTTCTGGGCGAGGGCGAAGCGCCCGTCGCGTGCGGCCAGATACTGGATCGAGCCCTTCGCCATATAGCCGCTGCCGATCAGGGCCATCGACTGGGTCAGGCCGGTGATCTGGATCGCCACGGTGCTCATATTGAAGGCGAGCTTCGACAGGGTGAAGCCGCTCTTCAGGCGTCGGGCGGTCGTCGCGAGAACGTGCGTCCCTGCGGCGGGGCCGGCGGCTACGTCCTGCACCCACAGCTCCAGCGCGGCGTGATCCTCGAGCATGTTGTGCCGCTCGAACAGGCCCTTCACCTCTCTGTCCTGCAGCAGCTTCCACGTCGTATTCACAGCCTCGCCGTAGGCGAGGTCGTGGATCACGTTGTTGACGTGCCCGAAGAGCACCTGCATCCCGAGCTGGACCGTGCGGCCACCGCCGCCGCCGGCGCGCTCCTTGGTGTGGCCGTTCTTGGTCTGGGCCTTGCCGAAGCGGCCAGCCATCATCGAGACCATCAGGTCACGGTTCTGGTCCTCGCCGACCTTCGCCGAGAAGCGACGGTCGTAGGCGATCGGGTAGTAGCCGCCGCGATACTCGCCGAACTTGGTCTGCACCGGGGTCGCTGCGACCTTGGCCGGGGCGACGCCAGTGACGCGGAGCTCGCGCTCGCGGATCAACGGCCAGTACTTCTCCTCGAGCGTGTCCCAGACCTTCTGCACGAAGTCCCAGTCGCGCTTGTCGAGGTTGTCGAGCAGCGCGTCGACCTCGTTCTGGGTGAAGGCGCCGCGACTGTCGCGGGTGGTCAGCCGGGAGAGGTTGTCCTTGTTGCCGGTGTTGAGGGCGATCGAGATCAAGTCCCACTTCGACAGCGCCTGATCGTACCCTTTCCAGAGCTTGCGCGTCGCCATCCGGCGGCGCTCCTGCTTGCCGTAGACCGAGAAGACGTCGTCGAGGGTGCGCGTCATATCGTCGCGCATCTCCTTGGCGGCGATGCCGGCGGCGTCGATGTCCTGTTTGAAGTGGCGCACCATCGTGCCCCTGCTCGCCCATCCGTCGATCCTGCGCAGGATCGTGTCGGCGTTGCGGACGAGGTTGAAGTAGCCCTTCATGCCGGAGACGATCGCATCCTTCTTGGTCGCGACGCGGTTGATCGGCTTGCCGATCACATTCTCGGTGAAGGCGGCGGCGATCTCGTCGCGCACCTCTTGGAGCTCGCGCTCCTGCTGTGCGAGGCGCAGCTTCTGCTTCCACCGGGCGGTGTGCTCGATGTTGCGCAGCGTGTCGTAGACGCCCTGCAGACGGCGCGAGGTCATCGTCTTGTACGGCACGCGCTTGGTGTTCTGCAGGACGTGATCAGGGATCGCCAGCTCGTCCTCGCGCCCTGCGGTCTTCATCATCTCGATGTAGGCCTGCAGGCGCTGACGGCGGCCCTCGGCCACGCCGCTGATCTTGCGGAAGTCATAAGTCTCGAGCACGTCGTCGATCGCGCCGAGATACTCCGGCGCGAGGTTCTCGCGGGTGCCCTTGCGCTTCAGCCTGCCGGCCAGACGTTCGGTCTTGCCGACGAGATCGGCGACCTTGCGGCTCTCGCTGTACATCGCGTTCTGGATCAGCTGGCGGCGCTTGCTCTCGAAGGCGGCGGAGATGTCGCCGGCGGCGAGATGCCGCGCGGCCTGCTCGGCGTGCGAGCGCTCGGCAGCGAGGTAGCGCGACGACTGGGTCGCCTCGCGCACCGGCATCTTCCAGATCATCTCCTCGGCGATCGCCCGAGCCTGCGCGCGGGTGGTCATCTTCGCCTTGCCGCCGATCCGGTTGAGGGCGCGCAGCTCGGCCACGATGACCTGCCCGCGCTTCTCACCGTGGTAGGCGTCGGCCACGATCTCGGCGACGGCGTCGGGATCGTTCGCCACGTCACCCAGCTCGTTGTGAGCTCGAGTGGTGACGGCGGCCTTGACCTCGTCGTTCAGCTTCGGCGTCTTGAGCATGGCGTCGATCATCTCGGCGCCGGAGTTGAAGCCGAACCAGCCGGCGACGTCGTCAGCCTGCAGCAGGGTGTCCTTCACGTAGACCGGGCGGCGGCCGCGCGGCAGCTTGTCGAGGATGTCGGCGCCGAACTCGTCGACGAGCATCTCGGTGTCGAGCCGGAGCTCGAGCGGCAAGTCCTGCGGCGTCTCGGTGCCAAGCCACCGGCCATAGGCCAGCCATTGGATCGCGCGGTGGACCGGCTTGGCGATGATCTTGTCGCGCTCCTCGGCGTCGATCTCGGCGAGCCGGCTCTGGTACTCGGCCGAGCGGATGCGGCGTTCGGTCGCCATCAGCTCGCGCCGGGCGATCTGGCGCCCCTCGTCGCGGGCTTCCTGCGACAGCACCATGAGACGGCGGTAGCTGTCCTCGTCGAGGCCCATCTCCTTCGCCGTCGTGGCGATCATGTCGTTGATCTCTTCGCGCTCGGCGGCGCCGATCTT